GCCGACCGCTCATAACGGTCTGGTTGGGGGTTCGAGTCCCTCCTCGCGCACCACTTTCACAACAAAGGAGTATATTATGCCGCATCCACATAAGAATCGTCCACGTAAAGGTCGCCGTAAGGTTGGCTCAGCGAAACGCAAGGCTCGTCGTTTGAAGGGCAAGAAGAGCGGAAAGAAGTGATACGAATAATTAGCTGTGCCATGATATTGTTTAGTTGTGTTGCCAACGCTGAACCTTATCATGGCACAGCGAGTTGGTATAAAGGTAAAAAAGTAAATTCAACTAAATATTCTGTAGCGCATCGTACTCTTCCTTTCGGTACGATGTTAAGATTAACGAATGTCAAAACTGGAGCATCAATTGATGCTATTGTTAATGATAGAGGACCATTCGTTAGAACAAGAGAACTCGATGTTTCGAGTAGTGCAGCACAAGCGTTAGGCTTTTTTCATAGCGGCATAGCGAAACTAACTATCGAAGTTCTTGATAGGAGAAAATAAATGTATAAGGTAATTTTAGCTTCAGTAGTAACATTGGGAATACTACTTCCAACGGCTTCTGTTAATGCAAAACCAACTGATACAGAACAAACCGAACCAGTTAAGAAAAAGAAAACAAAAAAGCGTTCTACTAAAAAAGTAAAAAAGAATCCTGCAGTTACTGTTGAAAATAAATTTAATGCATTTTTAAAAGACTGTGGTATATTTGGTTGCGGATCAACAGTCTATACTTCATTTGCAGCTCCAATGTCTGATGAAAATGCTGGTTCTTACTGGGCAAGAGAATACGAACGTAATGAGATTCGCAAAAAACAAATAGCAAAAGCGCCTATAAAACAACCAGAGAAAAAAGAAAAAGAATGTAAAGGTTTCTTTACTATATGTGATAGAGATTCTGGACCATATATGGAAGCTAAAAAATGGGAAGGCAAAACTGCAAAGGGCGATCGTCAAGAACTAAAAGCTTTACTTGCACAAGGTAATAATAACATTCCAGTAGATCCAGCTCGAATACCTTGGTGTGCAGCATTTGCAAATGCTATTTTGAATAGACAAGGTTATGAGACAACTGGTAGTTTAGCTGCTCGTAGTTTTTTATCTTGGGGTAAAAAAACTAATGATCCAAAAGAAGGTGATATAGTGGTACTGTCTCGTGGTAGTAATAAATACGCTGGACACGTTGGGTTTTTTATGGGATACCAATGGTTTGATGGCGTAAAATATGTTGTAGTTTATGGTGGTAATACAGATCGTGCTGTACAAGCTGGCTATTTTCCATCTGGTAAAGTTCTAGGATATAGAACAATTAATTCTTAATTATGTAAAGGAATATATAATGGCTATGGTTCGGTTTAGTACTGAGGAAGTTTTCGCAACTGACTCTCAGGAATATGAAGTTCTTATGAATGCAGCTGCTCAAATTGCTAGTGTAGAAGGAGCAGTTATCGAAATTGGAACTAGGCGAGGTGGTTCTGCTAAGATGATCATTGATGTTCTTGCTAGTCAAGGACAAAAGCGTTCAGTGTTTTGTATTGACCCATATGGCAATATTGAAATTGATTGCACCAACCTTAACATGACAATGCACAATCCAGATCGTAAAATTGAAGGAGATAAACAGTCTAAGGAAATTACTTCTCCTCAACGGTTTGATTATGATAATACTATGCGTAATAGAGTTATTCCTTCTCTTTACTATTATGCATACCAAGCAGGTATGAATTTTACATTTTTCTGTTTGGAAGATACAGAATTTTTTAATCGTTATTCAGACGGTGTTCCTGTTTACGAAAACGAAAAGAAGATCGAAAACAAATATGCATTTGTGTTTTTTGATGGACCTCATGATAATAAAACTTTGTTTTTGGAAACAGAATTTTTCTTAAATCGCTGTACTATTGGAACTGTATTCGTTTATGACGATATCTGGATGTATGATCACGATGCGATTGAAAAGATGTTGTTCGCAAATGGGTTTGAAGTTTTGGAAAAGAAACAAATTAAGGCAAGCTATGTAAAAAGGGCTTGACTTTTAACATCATAGAAGTTATAGGAGAAATATAATGAGTGACTTGGAACTTCTAGTTATGTTTGATATGTACGAAAATGGGTTTGACCCTTCTAATAAAGAAGATATTATTAAATACTGGAAAGAAAAACTATCATGATAGAAATTTACTCTAAAGAAAACTGTATATTTTGCGAACGTGCAAAGGTTCTTTTGCGTGATCGCCAAGTTCCCTTCATTGAACATAAGCTCAATGTTGATTTTACTAAGGAAGTTCTTATGGAGCGTTACTCTAACGCAAAGACTTTTCCTGTTATTGTAGTTGATGGTTTTCACATTGGTGGATATGATCAGCTTTTAGTTCGCCTAAACGAAGAAATTCAGAATACAAAGAAGTTACTCAACGAAGGAGTATAATGTGATGTTGCTTAGTCGTGATACGATTCTTACGGATCTACGTGAATATGTTATGGAAGTTACTTTTAATAAGCAAAATGGAGAGCAACGTGTAATGCGCTGCACACTTCGCCCTGATCTTCTTCCTCCCAATTATGTCAACGAAGCAGCTGAAGAAAAGGGATTTCATAAAGCGAACCCAGATGTTATTGCAGCTTGGGATGTTCAAAAGGGTGGTTGGCGATCTTTTCGGATTGATTCTGTTCAATATGTACAAGATGTAAATGAGAACTACTGATGAAAAAGCTTGTTATGGTTGACTGCCTGTCTCAGTTTCGCATTCGTTACTGCGTAGAGGTTGAAGACGATATTGATCATGCTCTTGACGAAGTTATTATGGAATATGATAACCTCGAATTTCATGAGTTTTCTCAAGAGCATCTTCACCCATCTCCTATTGTTATCTCACATAGAGAGATAAGTAAGGAAGAATATCTTCGTATGTTCAATGAGGATAATAATTATCTCAGAGATTGGACCGAAGAGCAAAAGCTCCGCTGGATTAATAAGATTAACTATGACAAGCCAGAACTTGCTGGCGGCTAAGGAGAATACTATGGCATACTGGGGTTATCATCTCATTCTTGATTGCGCAGAACTTAATCCTGAAGCAATCAATGATCCAGATATTATTTACAATTTTGTTAAGCGTCTTGTCAAGGATATTGATATGGTTGCTTATGGAGAACCACAAATCGTAAACTTTGGTTCTGGTAATAAGGCTGGCTATACTTTGGTTCAGCTTATTGAAACATCAAACATCTGCGCTCACTTTGTACCTGATGATGGTATGGGTGGTAATGCGATGTATCTTGATGTATTTTCCTGTAAAGAATATGACGATGAAATCGTCATCAAGCTTGTTAAGGAATACTTTGGCGCCAAGTACGTTCGTCCTAACTATCTAACACGTCAGGCTTAATATGTCAACTGGGTTTACTTGTAGCGCATTTGACTTGCTTCATACAGGTCATGTTGAAATGCTTAGAGAATGTAAAGAACACTGTGATTGGTTGATTGTTGGACTACATGTAAATCCGAGAGTTGATCGCCCTGAAAAAAACAAACCAGTACAAAGTGTATATGAAAGATATGCACAACTTCGAGCTTGTAGATATGTTGATGAAATTATACCTTATCAAACAGAAGAAGATCTTATCAACATTATGGCTATTGAACCTATTAGTATTAGATTTGTTGGTATGGAATATAAAGATACATACTTAACTGGTCAAGATATTTGCGAAAAGCGTGGTATTAAAATCATGTTCAATAATCGTTATCATGGATATAGTTCATCTGAATTGAGGAGTCGTTTGACATGAGTTTTAGCGATTTATATTTTAATGAAGTTATTGATATTGCAAATCAAATTAATAAAAATAAGGTAGAAAAACTTGTTGAAGCCCTCACAAATACTAGAGATGTCAACGAAGGTCGTGTCTTCGTACTTGGAGTTGGCGGTAGTGCTGGCAATGCCTCACACATGGTTAATGACCTCAGAAAACTCTGCGGTATCGAAGCTTACGCACCAACAGATAATGTTTCAGAGTTGTCTGCTAGAGCAAATGATGAAGGGTTTGACACCGTATTTGAAGGGTATTTAAAGGTCAGTAATTTAAATCACCTTGATACTCTTTTTATTCTTTCAGTTGGTGGTGGTGACGAAAATCGTAATGTATCGGTTGCTTTGATTAAAGCTATCAAACTTGCTAAATCAGTTGATGCGACTGTTATTGGTATTGTTGGTAAAAGTGACGGCTATACTGCATTGAATGCAGATACATGCGTTGTTGTTCCTCCTCTTGAACCGACAAGAATCACCCCCCATTCAGAAGAATTTCAGGCTGTAGTATGGCATTGCATAGTCTCGCACCCAAAACTTCAAATAAACAAAACAAAGTGGTAAGAGCTGTTTTTTTCGATAGAGACGGTGTTCTTAATCATCTAGTTGATCGTGGGGATGAAAAAACCGCCCCATGGTCAATTGATGAATTTCAATTTGTTGATAATGTTCAAATGGCGGTTGAACTTATTAAAAGTTATAATTTTATGACTTTTGTTGTTACCAATCAACCAGACGTTTATGATGATAAATTACCGCTTAAACATTTAAAAATAATGTGTAGACTATTACATTCATGGTTAGGAATAGATGAAACTCTTATTGCTTATGAGAGACAATCTGCTTGGTATAAACCAAATAATGGTATGCTCGAAACTTTAATAAAGAAATTTGACATTGATCGAGATACAAGCTATATAATAGGTGATCGTTGGAAAGACATAGTTGCTGGTGATAGAAGCAGACTCAATACGATCTATATCGGTCAAGAATATACCTGCCCATATGAATATAAAGATATTCAGCCACTTTTTATTGTTGAAAATGTGTTGCAAGCAGCAACACTTATTGCGGAGCTAGAAGAATGATTAAACTATTCGCCGATGGCGCTGATATGGCTGGCATCATAGATGCTGCTAAAGATAATATGATTAAAGGATTTACCACCAATCCAACGCTAATGCGTCAAGCTGGTATCACTGATTATACTTCATTTGCAAAAAGTACAATCAGTTATTTAGCTCAGCATCGCCCAGAAACAAATTTAAGTTTAGAAATATTTGCTGATGAACCTTCTGAAATCATTCGTCAAGCTCGATTGATTGATTCGTGGGGAGATGAAGGTGGATATGATGTCTATGTTAAAATTCCTGTTATGCATACTGATGGTCGTAACACTTATGATATCATCAAACAGCTTTCTTCAGAAGGTATCAAGTTAAACGTAACAGCTATTTTTACTCTTGAACAAATCAAAAATGTAATCAATTTTTTGAATCCAGAAACAAAATCTATTATTTCTATTTTTGCTGGTCGTATAGCTGATGCTGGGTATAATGCCAAAGACATTATCGCCGAAGGTATTTTGTATTATGATTCAGTTCGTGGTACAACTTCTAATTTTGAATTTTTATGGGCTTCTTCTCGTCAGGCGTATGCTTACAGAGAAGCTCAGGATTGTGGATGTGATATCATTACAATGCCAAACGACCTAATTAAAAAGGTCAAGACATTCGGTAAGGATCTAACTCAGTTCTCTAGGGAGACTTGTCAAATGTTTTATGATGATGCAGTGAAGTCAGGATTTAAGCTATGAGTGGGTTTGAAGAAAACGAAATTTCCAAAAATGCCTTTGGTGGAACTGAACTTGCTAAACGTAAGCTTGCTAGTATTATTGATTCAGAACTTTTAGATAACTTTCAAATTATATGTTCTCGACCCAGAGAACTTGAAATGGATAAAATTAGAGTGTTCTGGTGTCATGACTTGCCAGAAGATCCTGAATCTAAAAAGTTTCAGGATAAATCTTTTAGGGATCAATTCCATAAATTTGTTTTTATCAGTAATTGGCAGATGCAGCGTTATCAGTTGATACATAATATTCCATATGATGATAAAATAATTGTTTTAGAATCAGGAATTGATCCTGCTCCAATTCCTGAAAATAAATCAAAAGAAAAAATACGTTTAGTTTATACTTCTACACCACAACGTGGATTAGACATTCTTGTTCCTGTTTTCAAACATCTAGCCGAAACTAATCCAGATATTCATTTGGAAGTATATTCAAGTTTTAAAATTTATGGATGGGATGATGCAGATAAACAGTTCGAACCACTTTATAATGAAATCCAAAATCATCCTCAGATGACTTATCATGGGTTTGTTCCTAATGAAGAACTTAAAGCAAATTTAACTCGTTATCATATTTTTGCTTATCCTAGTACATGGATAGAAACCAGTTGTCGTGCTATGCTTGAGGCTATGAGTGCTGGACTTATTTGCGTACACCCAAACAATGGTGCTTTGCCAGAAACATCTGGTGGTTTAAATATTATGTATCAATACAATGATGATAAGAATAAACATGCTTCATTGTTCGCTAGTAATTTAGCAGCAGCAATTGATTTTGTAAGAAAAGATTTAGAAAAACCGACAGTTGAGTTTAATAAAGTTTTTGCAGATAGTAGATACAATATAACTAGAATTAAAAATCAGTGGGAAGTTATGTTGAAAAATCTTCTGATTGAGTATCCTAATGTCGAAAGTAGAGGAAAGTTAAAAGAAATGTTTGTGTATAGGACATAATTATGATTGTATCGAAAACTCCTTTGCGTATTAGTTTTTTTAGTGGCGGTAGTGATATGCCTTCCTTTTTTGAAAAGGAACCAGGGGCAGCTCTTTCGGTAACAATAGATAAGTATATCTATGTAATGTTCCATAAAACTCCACATCTGGGTATCAAGGTAATGTATGATACGATCGAAGAATTTCCAGATGTGGAACAGATGCAACATGCAATTACTAGAGAAAGTTTAAAGTATTTTGACATAGAAAAAGAAGTAACGATTGCTTCTATCGCTGATGTTTTAGCTAAAGGTTCAGGGTTAGGTTCATCTTCAGCTTTCACTGTTGGTCTGGTAAATGTTCTAGCTAATCCTGAACAACATGTTGGTCTTGTTGGTAGAGAATATCTAGCTCAAACCGCATACTATATAGAAAGAGAACTTTGTAATTATCCAGTCGGTAAGCAAGATCAATATGCATCTGCGTATGGTGGTATGAACCTTTTTGAGTTTAAAAAGAACAATACAGTTGACGTTAAGCCTATCATAAATAGTAGGCATATATGGACTGATTTAGAAAGCAGACTTCTCCTTGTGTATTCTGGTCGTGGTAGAAACGCCAATTCAATTCTTCAGAAACAAGCTGCCGCTATGAACGATGAAACTAAATTTGACCTTGTTCGTAGATCAAAAGATAAAGCTTATACGGCACTCAAATATTTACAATATGAAGATCTTGACAGTTTTGGGGATCTACTACATGAAGCTTGGATGGATAAAAAAGCTGTCGCTTCTGAAATTACCAACGATTATTTCGATCAAATATATTCTAAGGCTCTTGATGCAGGAGCTCTTGGAGGTAAGCTTCTTGGTGCTGGCGGCGGTGGCTTTTTTCTTTTCTATGTACCATTGAGTAGAAAAGAAGAAGTTAAAGAAGCAATTTTAAAAGAACCCAGCTGTAAAATATATGATTTTCAGTTCACAGAGTCTGGGTCTAGTATAGCAACTTACTGTTAGATAAATAATAGGTTGACTAGACCTAAAAAACAAGGTAATATATTTTAATGATAGATAAAGCTAATAACGTTGTTTCTTTTCCAAAACAGAATAATAGATCGAAAGATAAATCTATTGAAGAAGTACAGAATAATATAAATATGGTTAGACATTATCATATACAAGAAACCATTGCCAGTATTGCTCCTATTATTTTTAATCAATTAGAAGTTGCTGGGTTTGTTTTATCTGAAGATGATGAAGACGAAGATAACCTGAAAGATGGAGCCTTCTTAGTAGAATCACTAAGATCCATTATGTGCAAATACTACGGCATATACCATCCGTTTCAACAAATAGCGGAAAGCGTTTTTATTCCTGATGATGATGAAGATGGCGCTCTTCGTATTGTTGAAACATTGAACCTTGCTCTTATAAAAGAGAGCAAAATCTAAAAGGTGACTTGTGATTATTGTTGACTTTAGTCAAGTGATGCTATCCAACCTAATGATGCAATTAGGTAATCATACAAACGCCCAGCTGGAAGAAAATATGGTACGCCATATGATTCTTAACAGTATTCGTTCTTATCGCCAAAAGTTTTCAGAAGAATATGGCGAGCTGGTGATTGCTTGTGATAATACCAACTACTGGCGCAAGCAAATTTTCCCTTACTATAAAGCCAGCCGTAAAAAGAAACAGGCAGCTTCTGAGTTAGACTGGAAACAAATTTTCGAGTGCATGAATAAAATTCGTGCCGAAATTAAAGAACATTTTCCCTACAAAGTTATTGATATTGAATCAGCTGAAGCGGATGATATTATCTCTATGCTTGTACGGATTCATTGTTTTGAAAAAATCCTAATTCTTTCTGGTGACAAAGATTTCATTCAGCTACATACCTATGGTAATGTAAAGCAGTATGATCCTGTTCGTAAAAAATTTATCACTAATGAAAACCCAGATCGTTATCTGGGCGAACATATCCTTAGAGGAGATAGCGGCGATGGCATTCCTAACATACTTTCTCCTGACAATTGTTTTGTTGTTGGGGAGCGCCAAAAGCCTTTAACTCAAAAGAAAATTGATGAACTAATCGAACTTGGATTGGATGGTAAATTTGATCATCCTTTGTATCGTAATTATATGCGTAATCAAAAACTTATTGATTTGAAAATGGTTCCTAAAGAAATTGGTGCTAAAATTATAGAGTCATATGATAATCAAGAAACAAACCCCAGATCAAATCTGATGAATTATTTTATGTCAAATAGACTTAAAAACTTAATGGAACATATTGGAGACTTTTAATGCAAGTTAGTATATCTGAATTTTTAGAAAAGGTAAGTAAGTTAAAGAAGACTCAAGAAAAAGTTGAAGCTATCAAAGCTAACGACAGTTTTGTTCTCAGAGTAATTTTACAGGCTGCTTTTGATCCAAAGGTAGAATTTTTACTTCCTCCAGGCACGCCCCCTTATAAGCCTAATGATCTTGTTGATCTTGAACATGTATTGATCAGAGAAGCAAGAATGATTCAGTATTTTGTTAAAGGATTTCATGATACCTTACCTCAAACAAAAAGAGAGCAAATGTTTATCAGTTTGCTTGAAAATGTAGATCCAAAAGATGCGTTACTCCTTTGTGCAATTAAAGAAAAGAAACTGCCTTATAAGGGCATTACCATTCAACACGTACTAGAAGGACTACCAGGGTTATTTCAATGAGCAAACAGTTTAAGAAATTTCGTAAGAACGAATACTATGATGACGAAAACGAAAACTATGTTGTGAAATCGAATTATATTCAAAGAAAAACTGAAAAACGGGTCGATAGAGCTTTAAAAACTAAAGATATTACTGCTCTTATCGAAGACGAAGAAAGCGAATACGCTTACGATAATATTTACGAAGAGATGTCAGACGATGACGGCTGGCCAGATCAAGATGAAAGACGCTGATGCCCACATATAAGTTTTTAAATAATGATACTGGCGAAGAGTATGAAGAGTTTATGAGTATTTCTGCTCGTGAAATCTATTTAAATGAGAACCCAAACGTAACGCAACTAGTAAATGGTGCTCCCATGCTTCACTCAGGCAGGGGTTTACAAAAGCCAGACTCTAGCTTTAGAGATATTCTCAAAAATATTAAAAAAGAAAGTCAGAGAGGGATAAGCAGAAGCACCATTAACACATTTTAAAAAGAGTAACAATGACAACAGAAAGATTGACTAGAAAAGAAAAAAGAATACAGCGTCAACAAGGTGGAAGAGAGGAAAGCGTTCAAAGAAACAATTTGAACCTCAAACATTTCGAACCGTTAACAGCCAATCAAAAACTTACATATCAAAATTTCAATAATAAAAATTTGATGTTACATGGTATGGCTGGTACTGGTAAAAGTTTTATTTCACTTTATCTTTCTTTAAAAGAAGTTATCAAATCCGAAAGCATATATAAAAAGGTTGTCATTGTTAGGAGCGTAGTTCCTACACGAGATATGGGATTTCTCCCAGGAAACAATAAAGAAAAGGCAAAGGTATATGAAGCACCGTATTATGCCATCTGTACAGAACTTTTCGGAAGAGGAGATGCTTATGAACTTCTTAAATCCAGAGGAATTGTGGACTTCATATCTACTTCTTTCATACGAGGCATTACTCTTAATGATTGTGTCATTGTGGTTGACGAGATTGCCAAT